GTTAGTTTTAAAACTCACTAAGGCTCGATCTCTTATTTTAAGAGAATGTCCTGCCAAAAAGTTTTACGGAAGTAGACTAAACTTGAACTACCTGCCTTACTCCTCATTTTCAGAGAAGAAGACCAGCTGCCATGGCTGCCTTCGAAACGAGGGGTCCAATTGTATCCCAATTTCTGTGTACAAATGAACCCACTTGATAGGTAATCCTTCCTACAGATCTAAGAAAATCTCGAATAGCTTGCATATGTTCAGGATTACCCATGGAGGTTGGCAGTGATTTTAGGAACTCACCTGCCTGCGCAATTTCTTCTAGGGCTGTGCGCGAATAGAAATAAGTAAAATATTGACTTACTGAAATTATTTCCATAATTGTGACGACACGTAACCTCATCACATCCGAATTGGTCAAATCGGAAACAACCCCGGCAGCGACCATATAGGGCCGCTCGAAATTGAGCTTATCTGGCATCTTACGAAAACACATAGTTTCCGTATCCTCCGGACGCCAATAGGTATAACTACCTTCTTTTAGTGCTCCAGTGTAGGCATCATCTCGTTCTGAGATAAGGCTATAATTATAAAGTTGAGCGCGTTGGGGGGATTCTCCACCCCCATAACGAAGAGCACTTATTTTACCTCCATTGAGGAGGGTACTGCCTTGAAAAGTTATAGTCATAGATTGGGCAATAGTACGAGTCTCACTAATGAGTTCGGGTACGGTCGCCTTATCCGGATAATCTAACTTCATCATACGTAAGCAGGCGGAACCACCTGCAGCAGTACTTGAACCAACCCCGGCACGAACATAAATACTGGTTATCTGCCATTCAAATATTTGAGCTCCGGGGTCATTCATAGCTAATCGAATACCAATACCGGGGATACCGGGTTGAGTAGAAACAATGGCAAAAGGCTGTACTAACGTGTAAACGGAATTAGTACTACCAAGGGTAACTGTGCCATTAGTTAATAAACCACCTGTATCAACTATCCAGTAACTTAAGGTATGATTAGAAGAAGGCGGAACACCAAAAGTAATAACTACCTCACCACGATACCCAGCACCACCACTATTATTAAAATTATTACCAAAGCCGGGTATACCATAGAAAATACCACCATCATAAGCGGTTATGCCCTTAAAGGGCACCAGCATAGTATCAGGATCATCACTATAAGAATATGGGCCACAGACATTTTTAGGATTGTTTGTTAAACGCATGTTCATAGAATTTGAATTATCATCAGTGAGTGAATATAAACCAGAGTACTCATTATTCAAAGTACATGCCATATCAACAATAATAGCTGTGTTTAAGTATTCACCCATGTAGAAAATAGAATCCAAATATTTTGGATAAACCTCAACATAAAAAGAACCTGCTGGAACAGGAGAATAAGCGCTCGCAATGTAGGGTAAAGTACCCACAAACTTGGGTCTAATGACTGCGGATTTTCTAGTAACGCTATCAGGGTATGACAATAGCGGAGCATTTTCAGGATCGACAATTTGATGCACATATACATTCTGAGCACGGGCCAACTTATTAACGGCCTTCTGTCGATTGCTCTGTTTAGGCGGGCGAGGAATACGCTTACCATTATTATAATTGTAATAGTTAGAAACTCTGCGATTGGCTCGCATTTCTCGCACCAATTGCTCGTTTGTTTTAGCAAGTTGCGTAACGGCTTTAGCTTCCTGCTGTACCACACCCTGTTGCTGTCTTCTCTTCCTACCTCGGTTTCGTCGTTTAACATTTTTAGTTGCGATCATTCTTATCTCATTAATAAAATATATTCCTCCATCCTCCAATTGAGCTGGGAATGAATCGCGAGGGGTAAAACCATCCTCAAAGTTAAACAATATATGTGCTGCCCATGCAGACACATATTCAATGGTCTCAGATTGTCGAGCGTACATAATACAAGCATAATGATAGACAGCATATGCATCATGATAAAGCTCCTCAGAATGAGCATAAGATAAAAGAAGGAGAGCAGTCAGACGCTCAAAAATTATATTCTCATCAACTTCTTCTATCACATAAAATAAACTAGTACAGATTTTGTCACCTCTATAACGTGGAGAGCACATATCACGATGAGCCCAATGCCTAACAATATCAAAACCCAAAAAATTGGTGTTTAAAACGTGGGATCGAACAATATACTTGGGTTTGAAACCAATATAGGCAAGGTCATTCTTAATAGACTCATCGGTAACAAAATCAGGAAGAATCTCAATATTATCATCACCATATAATTTAGCAAAATGAACAGTCCAAAAATTAAACATTGGATACTGGTGGTTTGAAATATAATAATTCTTAACTAAAGTATACATACTAGCTAGAGCTCGACCCATAGTGGCAACCCAAGTAGTGTCATCTTTACCAGAAGGATTAATACCAACTGTACAAATAACATCACCGTTACCAAGAAGTACTATAGGGAGCAATGTATTAATAACAACCCAACGAGCTAAAGGGTCATCATTTATTTGAAAAGCCTCACATCGAATACGGAAATAATCTTTCCTTTTAGCGATCAAACAAGTACGAATGAAAACAACAGTTTCGTGACCTACGCCAAGATACTTAGTACGAAGATAATAAACATCAACGATACACCAAAAGAAGAGATCCATAGAAGATATATCAGATGCAACTACTGAATGATCTGGCGTTAGATTTTGAACTAAGTCACGGGAAAGATTATCAACACCACGAGAAAATGGGTTAAAACCATAAGCGGACCACCCATTTAAAAACATAGCTGGAAATTGAGCATGAAAAACCATACGATGGGCAATATATAAATGGACAGGTTCAATGGTAAAGGTACGAGCTTTACCAGCCAAAATATCACACTCTTCTCTTAACTCAGACTTAAAAGTTTCCTGGTAAATGACCTGTGGACAAGTCATAACATAGTCATAAAACTGATAATTAGGTTTAGAGTCTGCGTCAAGTAAGAGATTAGCTTTAGAAGAAAAACCATTAACATTCCAAGGATAACCAGGAGACGCTGTAAAATTAACATCTCTAAGGGCATCCTCGTACGGAATTGGTTGTTTCTTAAGTTCAACAGCGATAGCTTCTCCTAACATGTCACGAGCACAAACCCAAATAGGGTCAGTGAGAAAAGCAAAATCTTTAGGAGTATCATACTTCTCACGACGCAACTGAAAAGCTTTATCTGTTTTTAAAGCTGGAAACCAAGATGCATTACGCTGTATCCTTTTAGCTATATCTGGAAAAGCTTGAGTAAAAGGATGAACATAAGGCAACTGAGATCGTTTCAATTTTTGAGAGGTAGTAAGACTATCAAATTTTGGTATTTTAGCAACCTTATTGCCCTTTGCAATATAACCTATAGCAACAACATGCTCATACGGTTCAGATATTAAGGTGGGATTTAAGCTGTGCGTTTTCTCATCACCTTTTTTATAACACCGAATACCTTGCTGCTCTCTAACAGAGATAGTACCCTCTGCCAGACGAACACCATCGAAAGGCTTAATCACACGACCTGCTGAGGACTTAATAACTACTTTCTTAATAGTTGAATCATCGTAATCAATCTCACCATTTACATCGAGACGGTAATCACGATACTTTAAGTCTACGTCCTCCCCATACTGGTACATGTCTAAAATATCATTAATAAAGCTAATGGCATCAGTTGGAGTATGAGTGTGATAAACCTCATCACTATCCAAAACTTCAAGTAAACCCTCATTCTCTCGAAGTTGGGGTGGTAAGCCTACCATAGCGGGAGTACCTTCATATTGCTTATAAAAATTACTCCACTTCTCCCGCATCTGATCAACCTGTTCTTGGAAATTTTTATTAGTCTTTCTACTATCATATAACCTAGTAGAAGCCTTATAAAGCTCATTATAATCTTTCCAATATTGTTTCTTCTGCTCCTCTGTCCAATGTGGGTTCCATATACCTTTCTTTGCTTTGAACCGCTCATTTTGTTGACGCAAATAATTGAGTTGGCCTTTAGTAGGATTTGAAATTTTATTAACAAAGGCTAATTCCTCTATTGAAAAAACCCAATTACGATTTTTATCTCGGCTTATAGTACCAAAATGATCATTAAACTGATTCATTTCATACTCAGCGTCAACTTTATCAATACGGTCAGGTATCAAAGCTAAAGTGGCTTGAACATCCATATTATAAGAATTTTTGACTGCAACAGGGAACATACCAAATTGATCATGAAACTTATTGTACCACTCCAAAATTTCATTGATAGTCTCTCGAGGTATGGGAACGGCACCAGTTGCCTTTTCAACACGACGAATCCACCCATCTGCCGCCTTAGGGTTATGGGCCCTAGTGCGAGCCGTAAATGGGCGTTCGCGACCTTTCTCGATTTCACGTATACGGGCACCTCTTAACCGGTGATTAACTAAAGAACCCTTTCCTTCTGATTCACGAGTATAATCATCATTAAACATGTTATTAATGAAGACGGAACCACCATTGTACCCCCTGGCGTCATTACCAAAAGTGTGTATCCCGATAACTTTCAATGTTTTAGCACAGAGATAAGGGGCACCACAATTGTGGTTCTCTGTTGATAAACGATGATATATCTCTCCATCATCAACCATATAACTCGACCCTCCAAATTGTACTTTCCCAGACAAGGGATTAATATAAATAGCATAAAAATTGCCAGTGGAAATTATATCATCACTGACGGGAAGGGCGGATATACCAGAAATATCAAAATCTTTAACACTAATACCCGAGATGTCAAAAGCACTACGAACCGGTACGAGAGGTTTAACCTCTTTAAGTTTATTATCTATAAGAGCGTACAAAGGGATCTTAGTAGAATGAGTTGTTGTAACCCACATAGGACCATTAACAGTGGAAACTTTAGTTAACAAAGAAACAATAGTTCTATTATGGTCATATAATGGAATTACACTTTTAGCATGATCAACCGGTATCTGCTTATAAATACCAACACCTTCTTCATCACGACCAATGTGTTCAACATCGGTATTAGGAACAGAAGTTTTACTGGCATGGTATTTCTTAGCAGCTTCACGTTTACCAATATAAAGCTTGGCAAGCATAATAAAAACAACAACTAAAGAACAAACAGTAGCTAAACACAAACCTCGACGATTAAAAAGAAAATTTTTAAAACGAGCAAAATAACTATCGTCGAGACGAATAACACCTTCTTCAAAAAACTCTTCTTCAAGACTAGAGTCAGAACTCACACTATCAGAAGGTTTAAAATTATAAATTTGTTCAACTGTGGCCATAGGTGTTATAGGACGACTCGAAGCTGACCCTTGAGGTTCTCGAAGTCTTTTCCCCAACCAATAATTGGCTAAGTACTTGGACGGCTTTTCAGATCGAGAAAACAAAGGGTAGAGTGAAGCCTGGAAAGGACGCTTTTTAGCACCAAGTGCTTTATTAGCTTCATAAGCTTCCTTAGCAGCAACACTGGCCTCGGATAAACGCTGAAGGATAATATAAGGTTCCCTTTCCTTCCAAGGTCCTTGAATAATTCTATAAAACTGCTGTTTCGCGGCATTAAGTTGATCAAGCTGAAGATGCTTCCAATATATAGGTTGTGACCTATTTGTACCATTACGAAGCAAACCTTCACCATCAAACCAATCAGCATTGACCTCAATAAAACCACGAAGGGCTTCAGCATCTGTAAGAAAAGCTTCAAAATCAGAGTCATCATCGCTAAATGAATCGATATTTTCGTGATGATTTGAAGTCTCAACACGATATGGCTGATTATACTTAGTGGCATTTGCAAAAAGATCTCTCTCTTCAACACTAAGATCATAATAAGAACATAAGATAACTTCATCAGCCAGATTATAAAAATTATTAACCTGCCCTACCATCTTCCAACCCGAAGAAGTTTCTAATATAAACGCACTGTCCTCATCAAATTGGACTGGGTGAGAATTTAATTTTAGGTGGGCATTAGTTTTATAAAGCTTTATTTCTTTAAAACCCTCCAAGCGATAGGGTTGAACAAAAGAAACATTCTTAGGAACATTTCGAATAATACGAGCAGTTGGCTTTATATTTTTTAAAGCTTGGATAATGTCTTTATCAGAGCGGTTGTCTTTAAGGACACGCTTTAACCGCTCTTCACTTGACGTACAAATATTTGCATAGCGAGAAGTGTCACCCCAACCGAAAAGAGGAATAATAAAAGCAAGAGCTCCTAATATATTCACAGCTTTTTCTAGTATAATATGGGCGATAGATTTATCAAACATACCTTGTTTATCTCTCTTTTTCTTACCTGAAGCATAAGAGAGTAAATATTTATAAGTTGTTATAAAGAGACCTAACGAAAGAGCACCAAGCACCCAGTAGCTCACGGATTTAACGCGAGCAGAGTACTTCCAACCGAAATGGCGATATAAAACACGGATTCCATAACATCCTAGGGTCCTAAGCACGGGAGGAAAAATAAAACCTCCCATACTATAGAGACCTGGTATAAGGAACCAGGGTGATACTACGATTGAACAAAGAATACAAGTAAAAATAGAAAAAGCACAAAATACAGAAACAAAGTTTCCATACCAAACTGCATAACTTTTATCAATATCTTTATCACTCTTTCTAGCAAGCTCAGAATAATAGTCTCTAACATCCTCATATTTCTTTTCTACATAACCCGCTATTCGCTTAACGCGGGTGTAGGTTTTACAAACAAATTGATTAAATGAGGGGTTTTGATTCTTTCGACGACACTCATGACAACTAAAAGGTCCGTTATCAAGAGTTACTGTACGAAAATTTTTAAACATACAAGTGTATGAATCAGGGTTTTCTCCAAAAACATCTTCTAACTCAGCCTTATACATAATGTTAAGGTTGGCGGACGGTAAAACCCGGCTACAGCAGACGCACTGCCGACAGTAATTAGGGTCAACAGATTGAATTATCTCAATGATACAAGCGCGGCACTTACCACACGTCTCATCGTGACAATTGTCAAGACCCGATTTAAGACGGGGAATATTCCCAAGTCTCCACGTCATTGTCGTGGGGATTGGGTATATTTCTCCATCTTTTTGTTTAGATAAATATTTTATCATTAATTTTTTAACTGCTTTATTTTTAACTTTAATGCCGGGCCGCCACACTTCGCGCTGGTCGGATGCATTGGATGATTTCCCTACACCACTCTCGCTATCGGTACTCTCCTCCCCACTCGTATTTAGTATAAATTCCTC